GAAGACTTGGAAGCATTAAATGTAAAGTATTCTGAGATGGATAGATTTGATTCTACACTTGATGCTTTGTTAGGAGAGAAAGTCAATAAAGATGTTGTTAGTTTAGCTGATAGTTATGTTGAAATAGCGAAAGCTTGTAAAGTATATAATGAGGAGATAGATAGTTTAGTGAAACAGTTTTTGAGTAGTAATGATAGAGATAGAGATGAGATTGGTAATAAAATAATCTCTAAGGTTGTAGAAGCATTATTAAAATGAGTGTTTTAGTTAAGAATGCTTGTTTATTAGAAGATTTACAGCATACATGTAAATTAGTTTTAGATGAAGAGCAGAAAAAATCTGGGCGATATGTTGTGCGTGGGATTTTTGCGGTATGTGATGTTGTGACGGGTAATAATCGTATATATCCTGCGTATATTATGGATAAAGCTATTGCCGAGATACTTCCTAGTGTTAAAGAACGTAAGGTATTTGGGCATTTGGATCATCCGCAAGACGCTGCAACTAAGTTGTCATTAGCATCTCATATAATTACTGATTTGCGTATTGAGGAGCAGGGTGGTCGTAAGGTAATTTTGGGAGAGGCAGAAATCTTAGATAATGAGCATGGTAGACAATTATTATCGATTATTAAGGCAGGTGGACAGGTTGGGGTATCCTCTCGTGGTGTGGGAAGTGTTGAGAAAGATGATAAAGGAGTAGATGTTGTACAGGAAGATTTTAAGTTAAAGAGTTTTGATTTTGTTGCGGAACCTGCAAATTATGAAGCATATCCGCAATTTTTTATGGAAAGTAAAAATAAAATATTAGGAGATAGTGATATGGAGAAAATGACATTAGCTGAATTTAAGCAGAAATTTCCTGCTGCTTATAATGAAATTATGCAAGAATGTGATAAGTGGAAGGAAGCTATAAAAGAAAGTATTGAGAGGAAATTGAAAAATGATATTCTTTATACACTTGCTAAAGAACGTAAGATTCTAGAAAGCAAGGTTAAAGAAGAGCAGAAGCTTAATTCTGATTTGTTAGGTGCAGATAAGGTATTAAAAGGAATTGTGGGACTCTTGAAAGGTTATCTTAATGCTAGTGGTAATATAGATGTGAGTAGTGAAGTAAGGAAGGAGTTAGAGAGTATCAAAGAGGAGTTAAGTATTAAAGATAAAGATCTAAAGGAAGCAGAGGAGTTTATTAAAGATTTAGGTAAGCGATATATGATGGCTAAATATGTTGATTCAAATCCTAAGGCTAGTGAATTAAGAGCTAAGTTAGAAAGTATTGAGTTTAAAGATTTTAATCAATTCAAGTCTGAGATTGATAGGGTATTAAAGGAGTGTGGCTGTGAGGTTGAAACGGAGCCTGTGAGTGAAAAAGAGGTAGAAGATTTGAAGAAAAGAATAAGAGAAAAGATAAAGAAATTATTAGCTGATAAAAGTGCATATGGTGAGGCGGAAAAAGATAAAGCTAGACCGTTATATGGCAAGGATGAAATAGAGAAGAGTGAAGATGAGATATCTGATTTAAAAAGACGCATTCGTGAAAGGATTAAAAAACTTGAAGTAGGGGAAGCAGAAGGTGATAGTATTGAAGAAGATGCTGTGTCAGAATTAAAAAAGCGTATTCGTGAGCGAATTAGGAAATATAAAGGAGGAAAGGAAGAACCTGTTGAGGAGAGTGAGATATCAGAGCTAAGGAAGCGAATTCGTGAAAGATTAAAAAAGCGAGTAAGTGAGCAAGAGAAACCACCTTTAGGACCATTTAGTGATGATACCGATGAGGAAGATGAGGAAGAAGAGGGGATAGATTTGGTTGGTAGATTAAAGAGAAGAATTGGGCAAAAGGAAGATGTAGGAAATAAGGGTGAGGATATTAAAGAGGTAGAATTATATCTTATTAAGCAGACAGAGATGCATCCTGCGAAGTTTAAGATTCGTCAGTTATTTAAAGAAGGTAAGATTAGAACAAAGAAGGATGTTGATTTAATTTGTGAGGCATTAAAAGGAAGCTCGCCACGAGTTATTGTGGAGAGTAGAGCGGCTGATGAGGTTAATGATGTATCAAATGTGAGCAGTGATATTTTGAAAGATTGGGGTTTGAGTGTTGAGGAATATAAAAAATTAAGTGGTATGCAATAAGGAGATTATGACGATGGGAGTAATAGCGGAAGCTTTAAGGTCGGCGCAGGGCAAGGCTACTATTTTAAATGAGCAGTATACAGATAGACTAGCGCGTAAGTATGAGCCGTTGATAGGGAATGATATAAAAGATCCCTATCGTAGAAAGATACTTGCGATGCTGTTTGAGAATACCATTAATGCAGTGCAAAGAGGAGATGCATTAATGGAAGAAACAAGAGCGGCACAAGCGGGACCATATATTAAATATATTTTCCCGATGATTCGCCGTGTGTTCGCAAATTTGATTGCTCCTAATTTGGTATCTGTTCAGCCTATGACTTCACCTGTGTCTGGTATATTCTTTTTTAGATATAGATATGGAACTACGAAAGGTGAAGTAGTATCAGGTAGTGAAATGGCTCATCCATTGCAATTTAATCGTTTTTACACAAGTGAGTTAGTATTCAACGAAGCAATTGGTGTAGGTGATGGTTCTACTGTTACTTTTAGTAAAGTGTTAGATTTTACACCTGTTAGGGGTACTACTTTAACTGTAACTGCGGGTAGTGTGTCTGGAACAGATGATGGTAATGGGAATATTACAGGAACTGGTATAAGTGGTACTATTAACTATACTACAGGTGCTTTAAGTATTACTTTTACTACTGCACCTGGAGCTAATGTGGCGGTAAATGCAACTTATAGATATAATATGGAGCTTAATCCTAAGAGACCTAAAATAAATCTTGATATTCAAGTTATTGAAGTAAGAGCAGTAACTCGTAGTTTAGTAACAGAGTTCTCAGCAGAAGCTATGGATGATTTGAGGGCGCTGCATGGTATTGAGGCGGATGCTGAATTTACAGTCGGTGCATCTGCGGAAATTGCTACAGAGATTGACCGTGAGATTGTTAATGATTTACTCAATGCAGCTTTGAATGGTGATCCAGTGTTTGGAACTTCGTCTGCTCCTTTTGATGCTCAAGCTCCTAGTGGAGTATCAAAAACGGATCATTTAAGGGGTATTCTCTTTGCGATTAGCAAGGTTAGTGAACAAATTCATAGGAAGACTTTGAGAAAGCCTGCAAACTGGATAGTGTGCGGGCCTAAAGTTGCATCCATATTAAATACCTTGCCATTCTTTACAAGAGCTGATGAGGCAGAATATTCTTATCAAGGTTCAATTGTAAAAATT